CTTGCCAGGTCTCTTCAAGTTCGTAACCAGCCGCCTGCAATTGATCCAGTTCGGTTCTAAACAAGGACATTTAAATTTTCTCCACTAGACGTTGTATAATTTCTTGACAGGAAAGTATTTCGTTGACATGGTCAATGCCATGTCCAAGATAAACATGGCTGTCTGGTTTACCATTCAATCCACGCACTAATCCTATGGTGCCATTTGCGTCGTCGGGCCCAGCGTAGTTGCCAAACTTCAAGGCCGATTGTTTGCGTTTGACTCCACCGAATTCATGCGTCAACTGCACTAGGTCCTGGGATTGTTTTTGTATTGCCGCAAGTTTGGTTTCTGTGGCCATTGTGCTTTCTGCACTCAAGGCCAGCACTGTGCCCACAGCAACCATTTCAGCACCTAGCTCAATGTAGTCCTGCACTTGATCGGCGGTGCCTATACCACCGTAAGGTATCAACATGGCACCTGGAGTCAGCTCACGCTGTTTTAAAAATGTTTCTCTAATGGGAGTGTACGAGCTAAGACCAGCACTTTCAAGACCTTTGATGCAAAATCCATCTAGCAGGTGCCGATTCATAGTATCTTGATCTACTGCTTCGTATATACGTTTAAAGATCTTGGTGCCGCGAGCCTTTAACGGTTCAAGCAATCGTAATAACATTGTTTCTAACTCTGAATCAGAATCTGTTGAGCGATACATATTTGTCTTACCGTAGATAATTTCTATAGTGGGAATATTGTATGATTGAACAATGTTGTGTACCACTTGGTTATCAAATTCATTCAGTTCAAAACTCAAATGTATACGATTACTATCGGTCCATTTGACAAAACGATCTAGATCCTGTTGCATGGCCTGGCTGTGTCGATTGTATGTCCATGAGCACAGGCTCGGATAGCCACCTGCCGCATGCACAGCTACAGCCAGTTCTACTGTGCTGCCACGATTCATACAGGCTTCTAGGATAGGATACTGCGACTGGAAAACTTGCTGAGTCATTTAGAATTGAATTGTTGTCGTAAAAAGCTCCTGGAAATTTTACCAGAAGCAGGAACAGGTATTGTATCAACCTGAGTCAACGATCTGGGTCTAAGATGCGGATCCAGTCCAAGTAAAAACTGTTGGATTTGTTCAGGCTCACAATCGCCTACATACACGCAGTTGAGTTCGTGATTGCCAAATACCGCACACGCTTCAAGAGTGGTGATGTGCGTCAACAACTGTGATTCTAAGCTAACAGGATTGAATTTTTTACCTCGAATATTCAATTGATCAACGCTACGGCACAAGATGCGATAGTATCCATGGTCGTCTTGTTCAGCCAAATCGCCGGTATCAATCCAGTCATTGGTCCATACCGCAGGACCGCGGATCATCAAATGCTGATCGTCGATTCGAGCTTCAATGCCCGAAGGCAGTCCCACTGTGCCCATGCGTTGCTCGCCATGCAAGGGATTGGTAAAACAATGGCTATAGGCTTCGGTCATTCCAAATGCTTCAATTATGGGAACTTGGAATCGATCTCGAAGATCTTGAAATAAACTGCTGGGCATGGCTGAACTGGCACTGCGTACAAAACGCAGGCTATCAAAAGCCAATTGCCCAACAGTCTTTAATATGTCGGGCACAGCAGTAATAAAAGTAGGACTATAGTCGGGCATGTTTCTAAGATTGGCTACAGATAAAAAATGTGTTTCACACCCGATCTGTCGAGTGGCCCAGTAAAATGCCTGTCCGTGCGCATGCCATAATGGCATCACACCCACATATCGATCATTGGCTGTGAGTTCATATGCTTGAACGATTGAATTGACACAGTGATTGACTTGTGCTTGAGAGAATGAATAAAATTTACTGTCTCCGGTGGTACCAGACGTGTAAGCAAGAATTCGTTCGTTGGAGTAATCACCGCCATCACGATATTCGATGCCATCCTGAGTGATCATCATGCTCCAATCGCTATTCGCCAATAGGTATTGTTGTCTTGATACACTGTTATCTGGATTGACAGTCATTATGCTCCAATCCGGTAATTGGTCATAATAGTTCCAGGGATCGGGCACACACACCACAGCTCTTTTCATGCCAATACTTATCAGGCATATTTTGACAAAAGAAATAATAGTCTCAAAAACATCTTGACACTCTGGATTTTATACTGTATAATAAATTTTTAAAGGAGAACTTTATGTCAACCCGTGTCTTTACCGCAGAACAAACAACCAAACTAACACAAATCATCAACGAAGGTATGCAGGTCACTCATGAGCTTGAAACACTCGCTGAAGGCTTGAACGATACTATCAAGGCCATTGCCGAAGAACTGGAAATCAAACCAGCCATCCTTAAACGAGCCATCAAACTAGCACACAAAGCTGAATTTGGTAGGGCCCAACAAGATCACGAAATACTTGAACAAATCTTGACCACAGTTGGTAAGACTCTCTAAGTTAGTTAATGCCAGCACACGTAGATATTTCCAAGGAATTTCAACATTGTAGATCAATAGGGCAGAATCTTAGGAAAAAATTGTGGTTATTCTGCAAAAAAAATAATGTTAAATTTATTGGAAACTACCGACGTTTTGCCATAGAGAAGGAGATCCAGTCAGATTCTGACACAAAATCTATAATTTTGTTCCAGATTCATGATGCATTATTTGGTTCTAGATCCCATTGGGAATCAATTAATCAGCAACTGTTTGCACGTGATAAAAAACTGTTAGTATGTACTGATTCTTTTGTTGATATGGCAAACTTTTCAAATATTACATTTTTAACACACCCGGCACTGGTTGGATTGAAACATTTCCATGTTGATCCTGATTGTTATAACGGTCTTTCTCAAAATCATTCTCCTGGTAAATTGTTCAATTGTTTTATACATCGAGCTGATGCCACAAGACAGAGTTGGTTTTATTTTTTATACAATGCAAAATTGTTAGATCGTGGCTATGTGTCTTTTTTGTTATACAACCATGAAAATAAAAATCAGCCCGAGATTGAATTATTTGATCAATTACATTCTCTACACGGTATGAATCAATTACCGCATTTTGAAGATGCTTATCAAAATTTAAGATCACAGGTGCCGTACAGAAATTTTAAAGAAAATCTTGCATTATGGGATAAGATATGTGATTCAAAATATTCATTGGTGCTTGATACTTATGCCACAAACGACAATGACGCAAGTTGTTATTTCAGCGAAAAAGTAGCACGAGCATTAATGCTACCAAGTCTTGATTTGTTATTTGTGGAAAAAAATATTCCAAGGCATTTTGAATCTTGGGGGATTGTGACCAACACTAGTACTCTTAATTTGGATCATTTGTCATGGCAACAACGACAAACTCGCTTGTTGGAAGTGTTGGTACAAGATTCTTGGGAATATAATTTTACAAGTTTACTTGAAATTGCTCGTCATAATCATAGCGTTTTAAAAAATTATTATTATAATACCATTGATAATTTTTGTACAGAAGTTTTTGATATTGCAACCAGCAGACACAATTAAATTGTTACCAACCGTTGGCAGCAATAAATATGATTAATGAGTCGCTCACATACGAGCATGAATCATGGTCAACCGGCCATAAACGGAGGAAAATTTGAGTTACATTGACGCACTATTTGATCGTGAACACGATCGCATACACATAGTTGAACGACGGGATGGCCAAAGGCAGTATCGTGAATATTCAGCCAACTATATCTTTTACTATGATGACCCTAGGGGCAAGTTCCAAAGTATTTTTGGTACCCCCGTGGCCAGATTCAGCACAAGAAACAACAAAGAGTTCCGCAAGGAAATGCGTATACAAAGCGGAAAACGCCTGTTTGAAAGTGATATCAATCCAATCTTTAGATGCTTGGAAGAAAACTACAAAGGCCAAGACGCACCCCGGCTGAATGTGGCATTCTTCGATATTGAAGTAGACTTTGATCCCGAACGTGGATTCAGTCCGCCCGCAGATCCATTCAATGCCATCACAGCCATAAGTGTGTACCTGGGTTGGTTGGAACAGATGGTCACGCTAGTGATTCCGCCTAAGCACATGAGTCCCGAGACTGCCGAAGAGATCGCTGGTGAATTTGAAAACACCATGATTTTTGAACGTGAAGAAGATCTGTTAAAGACTTTCCTGGATCTAATAGAAGATGCTGACGCACTTAGTGGATGGAATAGTGAAGGATTTGATATTCCGTATACTGTGAATCGTGTGACTCGGGTGTTAAGCAAGGATGACACACGCAGATTTTGTCTATGGGACCAGTTTCCCAAACAACGCATGTTCGAACGCTTTGGTGCAGAAAATCAAACTTACGACTTAATCGGTCGTGTACACATGGACTATATGCAACTGTATCGCAAGTACACATACGAAGAACGCCATAGTT